ACGACACAGTTGCCCCACTGGGAGTCCTCTCGCGGCAGCGCGTCGATGCGGGCCTTGCATTTGACATCCAGTTGCCGGTACTCATTGATCGTGCCGGTGCCCTCTGCCCAGTAATGGCTGACTTCGGTGTCGGCACCGTCGAGTAGATCCGCCGGTAAAGCGTTGCCAAGAACGCTGTCACGCATCGCCAAGATGTTGTCATACGCATCCGGCTTGAGAATGTGATCGGCACCGAACTCGCTGATCAGTTCGGCTTTCGCGTCCTTGACGGCCTTGGACCTACCGTCGCCTTCCGGTAGCCGGCCCCATTCCTTCACGAACAGGACGGGCTCGAGGATGGCAGAGTGCGTGGCCGATCCAATGATCATCGCCTGAGTCGGCTCCTGCGGGTTGTCCATCGCGTACCTCATGTGGGCCGCGCTGCGCTGGAGTTGCTTCAGCCGTGAGGCCGACGCACCCGGCATGGCGTGGTAGTCCCTCGCGCTTTGATCGTGCATTACGGTGGTGTTCACTGTTCTACGCTCCAATCTCGACTCACGGTCGAGGCTCTGGGATCGGCCTTGGCTTTCGCCAACGCCCGGTGGGTCCAGCTTTCTCGTCGCTCTTCACTGCGGAAGAGACTTTCGGGCAACTGATAGGCTCTGGTGCCCATGTGATGGGATGAGCTTTTCACGGCCCTTAGAACTTTCCTGAACAGCACCAGCGGGTCTGACCCGTTCTTGGATAGCTGTTCGTTGTAGAGTGCAGTTAGCGCGGACGCTCTTTTTCCTGTCAGCCTGGGGTGGGGCGGCTTGGGGCTCAGTTCCTCTAGCCAGATGTCCCACAATGCGTTCGCCTGTGTTTTATTGCTTTTTACTTCTTTACTTTTGTGCTGCATCTGTTCTGCATCTGTTCTGAGCCCCTTCTTCCGATAGCTCGCAAAGGACTGGTACGACTGATAGTTCGTAACGCGGAGATGTGTTCCAAGTGCCGATGAATTCGACAGGATCTCTATGCGACCATCGTCTTCCAGCGTCTTCAGCATGGCAGCGACCCTGCTCGTAGACCAAGTGACCAGCTTGTTATTGCCCACATACGCACAGTCTTCACCCATCCGGCGCAGCGATCGCAGGAACTCGCCTTTCCGTACCGTGATCTTGGTTGTGCCACGCGAGTAGGTGTATTCTTTCGGGCCATACGAAGCCTTGCAAATGAGGTAGATCCACAGCCGAACCAGATCGGAGTTCGCGCGCCAGAGGTCGTTGTCGAGTAGGTCGCGGGACAGCAGGATGAAGCCGCTCATGGCGTGGCGATGACCCCCTGCGACTCAAGGAAGTCGAACACCTCGCGCACATCGTAAGCGACCAGATACGGCACCCCGGCCTTCTCGCATTCTGCCTGGAAGGCGACCTGAGAATCACGCAGTTTCCCCTTTGGGCCTTTGACCTCGCAGAAGAAGAACGGCAGTTCCGGCCCGATCCCGAAAACCAAAAGATCGGGAATACCCGGCGTCTGCCTCGTCCCGCCACGTTCATGCCGGTAGCCTTGCTCGGTGCTGTAGACAGCACACCCGATGGTCTTGAGGAACTCTCGGATTTCGAGCGAGACTGCGGCTTCGCCCCTAGCCCTCGCCATGATGATTGGGGTACTGCTCGTAGAGCTTTTGCAAGCAAACCACGATGTGATCGTTGGCCTTGTCGAGGGATGCCCTTGCAGCTTCCAAGGCGGCCTTAGAGCCGTTCTGGAGCAGCGCGGGAGGAACCCTTCCCAAGCGGTCGAATGCCCGTCGCACCTCGTCCTGCGTGGCTCCTATCTCGGCTGTCAGCCGGGGCAGCAACTGGCCGACGAGGGACTGGAGGTCAGAATGGGAGGCCATCAGCGCCCTGCTTTTTCGGTTGTGGCTTCCAGTTATCGACCTGTGCGTACCACTTCTTGAGCCCCGTCTCCTCGTCAACCTTGAAGCTCTCTTTGATGTCGATGCGGAGCCATGATCCTGAATCCTTCTCACCGAGGTACTCGAGAAAGTCGGCTACGCGGATGCTGATGCGGCCCTTCACAAAATCGGGGGCGTTGGAACGTGGGGGGTTTACGAATAGGCCGGTGGGGAATTCCTTGTCTTCTGGCATTAGACATTCTCCTTCGGTGTGGATTGAACTGAGTTGACGACATAAACACCTTCCATGTTGCCGTTCGCGTTTGGCCTCTTGGATGGCGTTCTCGTTATCAGCGCGCCGTGTTCCTCGCTGGCAAGTTCTGTGAATCTTGTACGCACAGTTGACTGATGGTTTTGCTGATCGAAGTGGACGATGGCGTCCCACGGTATGACCCCACGCGCACCAGCACTCGCCACAAAAGCGAAGATGTTCTTACGCCATTTCGATGCACCTTTCGCTATCTTGTCCCGCGCAGCGAACTCGGTGTCATGCCCGTCCCAATGAACTGGCGGTGGCGGGCCATCCCCATCGAACAGGCCGATCTGGGCGAGGTCGATGACCTCTTCCTTCGGTGGTGCCTCTACCATGCCCTCGTCCATGTAGCTTCGCCTAGGCACGTTCAAGCTCGCGTTCCAGGTGTCGGATCGCGGCTTCCACGCGGTCGGTTGGCCCGCCGTCTGTGACGAGTTCGCGGCCCAGCTTCTGCACCTTGGCGTCAACGCCACCGTGCTCCTCGCAGGCGTCTAGGAGGGCTGTCAGCGTGTCTAGGCGGTCGGCTAGATGTTCAGCATCGTTCCCCGCCTTCTTGACCGGCACGAGCGGTATCCCAGAACCGTCCCGGTATAACTGGAAGCCGAGTCCGGTCAGTATGCCCACGGCTTTGACGAACGCGCGCCATCTGCCGTCGTTAATGTCGCGACTCGAGGGATTCGATACCGCATCGAATTTGTAGTCCATCACGGGCAGTTCGACGCGCCGAGAAACTTCGCCAATGGTAACGGTGCAGCCCACTTCGGCGGAGCCGTCAGGGTAGAAGATCGCTGGCGAGAATTCGTACTCGAATTCGGGGTAGTGGGCTTGGAGGAGAGCTAGACAATCGCTCCAAGGAATCCAACTGAGCGTCCGGTTCCCAACTCCCCGGCTCTTCACGAATTCCGAAACGTCGATGTTCGACATCTTCGCCCAGATGTCAGCGTGGGTAGGTACCATTAGTCGGTTCCCCCGCCCCTGGCCTCGCCAATGTCGCGCTCGGCGTCCAGGTAGGCTTGGAGGGTGCTCACAGGCGCTTTCCGCAGCACATGGTCGCGCCATGCCTCGGTGCCGGGGCGTGGGTCGTCGTGCTCGGAGCCCAGCCATGCGGCTACCTTCTCTGGCGAGCCGTGGGAGAGCGGCTGAAGACGGTTGGCGATGTGGTCGAGTATCGCGGGCAGCGCCTCCAAGCTCGCGGGATCGGCAGCGAGAATCGCTTGGCCCAAGTCGTTTTCCAAGGCGGCACGAAGGAAGCTGCCGGGTTCCAGGCGGGACTCGGCGTACCGCTCAAGAGCTTCAGCGATGCGCTGCGGCATCGTGTCTTCTTCCTCTGCGGGCTCGCTGACCTCGACCACTACCTCTTCGACCTTCTGCTTGCGGGGTCTGCGTCCCACATCGATTGTGGTGATTTCGGGTGCGTCCCCAGCCTCGAGCGCCGCGATCCTCTGGCGTACCTTGGGCAACTGGAGCATCGCCTCCGCAGCTTTTGCCATTGCCTGTTCGCTGTAATTCTGGATTGCGTACCCTGACGCCTTGAAGCTGTTCACCGCGCTGCCGCCAAGTGCCCTGGCGCGGCAGAACCGCTCTTGGTTGGGTGTGAGTTGGAAGCACCAGCCGCCTCGCGCGCCCCCTGCGCGGACTTCATCGAATCGGTCGGCTACTGCCTCGGCGGTGCCCAGATCAGCGCGGCATTCGTCGATGCGGTCGAGGATCTTTTGTTGCCTGAGCAGTGCCCTAGCAGCGCAGTCGGCTGCGGACGCCAAATGGTTTATCATCGTGTAGGATTGTTGGTACGCTGCTGCCTTGGTTTCGCCGCCGGCTACCAGCGAACAAAACTTTTGCTGCCGTTTACTCAGTCGCACATCGATGACTGTGGGCTCTTCCTCATG